AGTGTTACTATGGTTAATGAAGCACTCATGGCACACCCAGAAGAAAGACAACTCCTGCAATTTGTGCTAGATTTCCGAGATGGAACACTTGATCGTAAAGCAATGGAGCTTAATGGTGAATTCAAGGAAGTAAACAAGGTTAATGTAATTAAGGAAATCAGTGGAACAATTGAACAACCTTCAACAAGTGGATCAATCATCCTCCCAAGTTGAAGAAACTCCTAATCAAGATTCTCAGCAAGATACAACTCAAAAAGATGAACATAGTGATGCTGAAAAGAACTTTGCTGCACTTCGTAGTGCACGAGAAAAGGCAGAACGAGAACGTGATGAGTATCTGCATAAGTTGAAACAATACGAAGAACAGCAAAAACGATCTCAAGAACCTCCAAAGCAGGAGATATACCGTGATCCTTCAGACCTTGCAGAATATAAAGATCTTTTGGAGCTACGCAAAGAGATGGCTGCGCAAAAGCAAAACTATGATCAACAAGCTACTGAAATAAAGCTGCGACAATCTTTCCCTGACATCGATGAAGTTCTTTCAGCTAAAAATATTGCTAAGTTCCGTGAACAAGAACCAGAGCTTGCACAAATGCTTAACGATAATAAGAACTTATACTCTAAGGCATCTGTAGCCTATAAATACATAAAGAAGATGGGTGTTGTTGATCAAGATCTTTATAAAAAAGAGAAAGAAGCTATCGCTATCAATGCTTCTAAGCCACGGCCTTCGGACTCTATTAGTAAGGGAAGTCCATTATCTCAAATGAACGACTTCACAGAAAGTACTGCCGAGTCTCGTGCAAGAATATATAAAGAAATGGTCTCCGCGATCAATTCTGGATAATTTCCTCTATACACAGAGAACCAGCTCCAGGAGGTCTAGAGAAATCTTTTCCTCTTGGGGATTGTTTTTTTTTACATCTCATAGTAAAACTAGTGTCACGTATGAAGAGTCGTACCTTCACTTTCCCATTCTTTCTATGCGTAGAGGCAGTCGCATCCTCCTATCGGCGTATATAGTTAAACACTATAAAGGTCTCGCCAACTACTAAAACAAACATATTTTGGTAACCTTTTTAAGAAAGGAACACGATGGCTATAACTACGTCATCAGTGCTGCCAGCTCCAGTTCAACAGTCGTTCGATGAGCGCTTGTTAGCTGTACCGGTACCTGACTTTATTCATAAATTTGCTGCTATGAAGAAACGTATGCCTAAAAATGGTGGTACTACTCTTCGTATGCGTAGATACAATCCTTTGAACAGTGCATTAGTACCTTTGGGTCCATCTGGAGTTACTCCTCCTCCTCAAACGCTAACTGCCGTTGACATTGACGCAAAGATTGATTTTTATGGTAGCTATGTAGAAATACATGAGCAAGTTACTCTACAAAACCAAGATCCCGTTTTAAATGAAGCTGCTCGACGTTTAGGTGTTTCTCTTCGTCAAACTGAAGATGAACTAACACGTAACATGTTGGCATCTACTGCTTCATTGATTAACTGTGTTGGTGGTGTTAATGGTGATAACCCAACTGAAATCACACGTTCAGATGTTGATAGTGTTATTCGTGCATTGAAAAATAACAATGCAAACACAATGATCAACATGCTTGAAGGCTCCGATAAATTTGGCACAGCCCCAATTCGTGATTCTTATTTTGCACTCGGTTCAGCTCAACTTATCGGGAACTTAGATAACGTTGCTGGATTTGTTCACAAAGCTCAGTACCCAACTTCTACTGGATTGCAAGATTCAGAGTGGGGCGCAATTGGAAACCTTCGTTTCTTCTTGAGTTCTATTGGTTCTGTAACACAAAGTGCCTCTAATCTTGGCGCAGATGTTATGAACGTTTTCTGTGTTGGTATGGAAGCTTATGCATGTATAGAGCAAGATGGTTACAGTGCTAACTTTATCTATAGACCGCCTACAATTGCTGGTGGACCTCTTGGATTATATGCAACAGCAGGTTATAAAATGGCTCAAGTACCAAGGATCACTAATGACCTTTGGGTATTGAACTCACGTTGCACACTAGCGTAAAGGAATAAGATATGGCAAATTCATTAAGCCAGCCAATGCAAGGACGTTTTACTTCTGATGGAACAACTAAGACTATTGTTCTTCCTTCAGGTGTAGATTGGATGGAAGTCTACAACTACACAGTTGCTGATGCTAATCAAACTACTGCTATCGGGGTTAAATACCTCTGGCAACGTGGTTATGCTGATGGTTATGCATGGGAAACTAAGAAATCTAATGCTGCAAATGCTGCAAACTTAGAAGATATTATCACTACTGGTGGATTTACTTATGTAGATTCATCTCTTGATCCAAATGATACTCTTAATGCTACTGTTACTGACGTGTCTAACGCAGCAATACCTGTAGTAACTAATAGTGGTACTAATGGATTAGTAGCTGGTGATGTTGTTCGACTTTTCAATGTTGTTACTGGACAACAACTTGGTGGAATGGACTTCACTGTTGGTCATAACACTCTAGGGGCTACTACCTTTAGTTTGGATTACATGGCTCAAGTTGCGACTGCTACTACTGGTAGCTGGCGTAGACTTAAGTTCGACCCACTGTACTACCCTCGTCATCGCTTTATAACTGCAGTTACAGCGGCTACTTCAGCTGTAGTAACTATGAGTGTAACTCACGGTTATAAAGTAGGACAAGAAGTGCGTTTAGTTGTTCCAGCTGGTTACGGCATGATAGAAGCTGACGGCCTGCAAGGTACTATCACATCGATAGATACTACTCTCGCTTCTGGAAATACAATTACTTTGGACATAGATTCTTCTGCGTTCACTGCTTTTGCATTCCCAGTAAGTGCTGATGCACCGTTTACTCCTGCGATGGTCGTACCTATGGGTATGGATTCAGCTCAAGCTATTAGCTCGAGTGTTGATCTATTATCTGATGCAACGAACAACACTGGTTTTGTTGGAATGAATCTTGCTGCCGGCACTGATAGCCCAGCAGGTGCAACTTCTGATGTGATCTACTGGCGTGCTGGTACATCATTCAGTGTAGATAATCAATAAGATAATCTTCAGGTGGGAGATATACTTAATTGTATGTCTCCCTTCTCAAATATAAGGATACAAATGGCACAAAAAAGTATCGACAATAAATTAGCTACTAAGACAGCAGAATTACCTAAAACTAACTTGCGTTACCTTCGTGATAAGATGCGTGAAAAGGTTAAAGGGATATTTAAGTTTGATGAAGCCCCAGGACAAACACTAAGCTTTATGTACAGAGAGTTTAAAGAAGACCCTCTTGAGCGTTTTGACCTTGTTGATGGGCAAGTTTATTCTCTTCCTCTTGGTGTTGTAAAGCATATTGTTAAGAATATGTATTACCCTCTTCATCGACACATCAAAGATGAGAATGGTGGATCATCTATGAGAGTTGGAACAAAAGTGCATCGTGCTTCATTCCAAAGCTTAGAGTTTCTAGATATTGAAGATATTCAACCTGATGCAGATATTGCAACAGTAGAAAGAGTCTTCTAAGATGCCTGGATATGCCGAATCTAATCCAACGTATGCGCCCGCTCTACGTTTAATTACGGCCATAACTAATGCTACTAATGCACAAGTAACTACAAGTTTTGCCCATGGATATTTGTCTGGGCTAATAGTGCGTATACTTGTGCCGGATTTAAGGTTCGGCATGATCCAGGCTGATAAAAAAGTTGGCACTATTACCGTTATTGATGATACAAACTTTACTATAGATATAGACTCGAATAACTTTGATACATTTATCATTCCAAGTCCTGAAGAACCAGGTACTAATAGGTTTCCAGAAGTTATCCCGATTGGTGAGATAAATTCTCTTCTTACTCAGGCAACAAGAAATATTTTGTAAATAAATGCCCTATGTTATAGTGTGACAATTACTATGAAAATGTTTTAAAAGGGATAAAAAATGGCTAAATCTGACTTGACGGCAATCCGTGATAAAGTACGACGATTAACGCGATCTCCATCGATTAATCAACTCACTATTGCTAACTTAGATGAGTATATCAACACTTTTGTTCTCTATGATATGCCAGAAAACCTACGTTTGTTCAGCTTACATTCTTCTGTCAACTTTGAATTACAAGCATATAAACAAACCTATGACTTCTCTTCATTTACTGATGCAAATGGTGAGACACTTTCAAATGCTTATATAACTATTAACCCACCTGTGTACATTGATGGAAATAAAGCACTTTTTAGTCAATCTCGTGAAGAGTTCTATAATCTATATCCTAAAAATAAAAACATAGTTCTTGTAGGTACGGGCGATGCCGCAACAACCACTTTTACAACTACAATATCTGGTGGTTTCTTACTTCCTAACAATGTAGTAATTACCTCTATTCATAATACGAGCTTGTCTTTATACGCTGAAGATGATGGTAGTGGAATTATAACAGGCGATGCAACGGGAACAGTAGACTATATTACAGGAGCAATAACCCTTACATTTGTTACTCCTCCAGGGAACAATGAGCAGATAAACGCTCATATTGTTCAATACACACCAGGAAAACCGTCGGCAGTACTTTACTTTCAGAATGAGATAACGGTTATGCCAGTTCCTGATCAACCATATACCCTTAATTTTGAAGTATATAAACAACCGACGGAGTTACTAGCTTCAGGTGATGCTCCTGACCTTAAACAATGGTGGCAGTACATCGCCCTAGGAGCTGCGCTCAAATTGCTGTATGATAGATTAGATACAGAAACAATAGCCCAAATTATGCCCGAATATAAAAACCAAGAACGATTAGTCCTACGACGAACTCTTGTACAGAATTCCACTCAAAAGGTAGCTACAATTTATAATGTTCCCCAGACACTTGGTGGACCATTTAATAACAATTCTAATGGATTCTAAGGAGAAACATGGCTGCATTAACGTATTATAATAATATCCCTACAGCTTCCCAGAGATTACGTGACTCTCAACCACAACTTCTCTCTAACTTTGCATCAATAGAAACTATTATAGAAACCAACCATATAGCTTTTTCTGACGTAGACTCAGGTAAGCATAAGTTTGTACAAATGCCTGAACAAAGTGTAGCACCAACTACTGCTGCTAATGAAATGGCTGTTTATACTAAGCAAGGCGCTGTTAGCGGAGTATCTGCACTCTTTGTGCGTGATGAAAGTAATGGAACAGAAGTTGATTTTACCTCAGCTATAAAAAGTGCCAATGGAGAAACAACACTTCCTTCAGGTATTAAACTTAAGTGGGGAGCTGGAACAACTGATGGTGCTGGCTTGCAAACCGTAACATTTACCAATGCCTTTGCTACTATTTTTAGCATTCAAGTTTCTATTGCTACAGTAGGTGGAAATAGCTCTAGTAGTGAAACATATGATAGATATGCCCGTATATATAATTATAATACAACATTATTTAGTGTTGTTACGTTCATATTGAAGACTAGTAGAGCACGAGCAGAAAATGCCTATACATGGTTCGCCATTGGTATCTAAAAGATAGGATTATACATGCCAAGTAAACGGTTTCTTGTAGCCCCATTAGATGGAGGACTAGTAAATAATGTTACTAGTTGGCTCATTCCAGACAAGGCATTTGAAAAACTTCAAAATATGTATGTGTTTCGTGGAAGACTTAGGAAGAGATTTGGATCAGATCTTATGCATAATGATGCAAATCCCTATGATGAAACTACGGCACAGTTAGGTTCACGATTAAGAATAAACATTGGAACTACAGC